GTTCTACCTTTACAGGTTCCTTACTTGCAAGGAAACCCGTAAGGCACTCCTATAATAAGTTGTCTGTATTGCCCTAAATATATCCTTAGGATTACTAAGCCTTCTTACCAACTATGCCCTTAGGGGGGGGGACTTTTGGAATGTGAGCGGATAGTAAAGCGTTTATTGACAGCAAAAGTTGATAATACATTATTTAAAGCATTCGAGGCAAGGGCAGGAACAGATTTAACGCGTGACTTGACTGCGTTGATCATAACATTAGAGCCTAAGTGCCATGATACAGTCCACAGCCGAGATACATATGCGAGCATGACAGTGAAATCAAGCTTTCTTAGTATAGGTTTTCCAGAAGAATCTGTTATTGGAAGACTGATAATAGAAGATAGTGTGTCCATCGATCTTGCAATCAATGATCTTTCTGCTTGACCTTTAGCTGCTAGTTTATCATCCCAAGCATCAATTAATGCGTTTCTAAATTGGTCTAATAAAGCTGACAGTGCCATAGCTGATAAGTCGACATTACCAGTCCGGATTGCGCTAAGTAAAGACGAGATTCTTACATTCTCTGCATATGCCGCAGATAGGATAGGGTGTGATGAAGAGAGTCCTTCAATCTTTGTCCCTATGTGCTCCATAAGAGCTTGTTCCTTTCCATCCGATAGTTTGACCGTTATACCATAGTTAGGCGTAGCGTATCCAATAGCATTTCGGTCTATGGCTTTCTTGATTAAATCAGTTTGTCTAAGTAGTACATCGAGTCTCTTCAGTTGTTCGGTCACCAGTACATACAGGTAAGCTTGTGTAACATCTGCAACTGTGACATTGTATATCCCAGGATACCATTTACTTAGGTCACCTACATCACCCGGTGGTGAGACTGGTAACTTAAGACCACTTAAGTTCGCTGGTATAGCATTCAGTATAAGCAAGAATTCTAGTGACTCACGGTCTACTAGACCTGCAAAGTAGTCGTATAGTATATGGTTTGGGACCATTGATCCACGTCTAGTCAGCTCATTCTGTAACTGAGGAGCTAATCGTCCATTCATAGCGGTCTTAACCACTAGTTTCACTGGGTAAGATGTTATCTCATTCCCATTGACGAAGACCCGTTTACAGAACTCTGCTGCTGAGTGTAAGCTTGCGTTATGTAGTACAGATTTTGTTATATTGATAGTCAGACCATATACAGTCATTAAGGCTGTGTAATGATCGTAAACACTAGTTTTAGTGATAACAGAGTCGTCACCACAAACCCGGTAATCGATATAAGGTGTCACATTTGCTTTGATAGCAGCAGATTGTATAATCACGTGATGACACAGTGCCAACATGGCCCAATTTGACTTAGACCCCATTGGTAACCCTGCACCATATTTGATGAATGTTTTGTCTACTGTTAGGTACGAGCGTTCTGAGAACATTTTACCCCAATTCACTGCTAATGTAGCATCTCCCATCAGTACACTTAGCACTTGTACCTGGAAATCACGAGGTAGTCTATCTGTGGCTGCAGTCAGATCACAAGAATAAAGTTCACGTTTAGAGCTAGTCTCAGTCCAGCCTCTAATTACATCGCAAGCTGCATCTTGGTCAAAAGTTGCGTCCATTTCAATTCTACGCAAGAACTCA